TCACTTAACTGAGCATACTTTTTTCTCAAATCATCCATAAATTTTGGATCATCATCTATAAATTTTCCTTGACTTTCATATATTTTACTTTGTTCTTCAAGAAAATTCATTAAATTATCTACTGGTTTAGATGAAGGTTTTTCTGGCAATTCAGGAGGTGATAACGTTGATAACTTTGATGATATGTCAACTATTTTATTTTTTACATTTTGAATTCTATCTTTCAATTGATTTTCTAATCCACTTATTTTTTCAATTTTTTTTACAATTTGTTTATCTTCTTCGTCTTGTGCTGCTTGATTAATTATATTAAATCTCTCTTTTAATAAATTAGGATCTACAGGATTTTTTGATAATTTATTTTTTTCCAATTCTTCTGCTTCTTTTTTTGCTATTTCTGCATTTATTTCATCAAATCGTTTTTGTACCTTTATAGGATCTATACGTGGTACATAAGTATTATAATAAGCTTCTTCATATTTTATTTTATCAAAATTTATTTTATTATCTAAAAATAATTTAATATCAGTATAATTTAACATATTATCTTCATCATCATCATAAGTTCCATCTAGAATCGCTTGTTTATTTTTTACCAATTCTTTAGCAATTAATATTAATAATTGTGGATATCCTTCTTGTGGAGTATCAGGTATTGGTGGAGGTTTTATTGTATTTGTTTTATCATTCATATATAATTTCAATTGATTTACAAAATAATCATCATGCATATTCATTATAATAATCTAATAAAAATAAAGTATCTAATATTTTTTGTTTTTGCGACGACCGCCTAACATTGGATTTAAGGCAGCTTCATTTGTAATTCCAAGTTGTGCAGTTATAACATTGCCTCCAAATGGTTGTATTCCACTAGAGAATGGTTGAGGAATATTAGCAAATTGACCATTTTGAGCTAATTGTTGTAATGGGGGTTTTGTTGGAGTTAAATTATTGAGATTAGAGATATCAGAAATACCACCAATGTTATTAATTAAAGCAAGTTCTTGGCCACCACGTTTTGCTTTAGATCTTGATTTCTTTCTACCACCATTTATTTGATTTAGTCCAGCTTGTCCATTTTCTAATGCTAATTGTTGTGGAGGATTAGTTGCTACTGGTGCTGCATTTACTTGAGCTTGTATTATTATTTGCACTTTATTTTTAATTTCATTTATTAATCCATTTAAAGCCACAGTTTCATCTTGATTTGGTGTATATAATGATAATGCTCTAGATAATTGACTTAATAAACTTTTAATATTATTGAAATCATTTTCTGTAATATTATTATTTTTATATGCTGATAAATTATTAACAATAGAAGAATAATTTGTTTTTGATGGTCCACTTAGATTTTGAAACATATTTGCCATTTTATCTTATTATTACTATATAATATTATTATTATTTTATGGGAGTTTTCTGTTATCAATATAATTATATGCAGATCTAATTGGTTTTGGATCAGTTTCTGGGAAGTATGGATAAGCTACTTGTTTTTTCGTGAAACTTTTGAGAATTTCAATATTATCCGCATGTAAATTTGTAAATCTTGTAATATTCTTTTCAATTATTTCATTGGGATATACACCATAAACATGTTTTAAAACAACTGGAACAACAAAATAGATACTATACATATTTTCAAGAATTTCATTACCAAGATCAATAAAAATTGGAACATAGCTTACAGGTTCATAACGTTCTCCAAGAATATATGTATATGTTTTTTGATAACTATTCATTAAATTTAATAAATCTGCATAACGTGCTTTATCAAACATACGAAGAATCATAAGATCTTTGGCGATTTCAATAAGATTATTATTTTTCAAGAAAAATTTAAGTTTTTTATTTGGGAATTTTTTGATAAAGAATTGTTCTGTAGATACTTCATTGCGGTCTTTAATTTGATCATTGAAAAATGTAGTATCATTTTTATTATCAGCAATTTTTTTTTCATTTGTTTTGTATAAATAATAATATCCTGCAAATCCCAAAATTGTTATGAGAATTAATGATAAAATTGTTTGTTTATTTGCAAAACTTAATTGAAAAAATATAAAAATTCCAAATGTAGCTACAAATACAGCTTCATTTCTTACATTGGAAAAATTAAATTCCATAGCAAATAGCCTCTACATAATTCATTAGAATCTTAATGTTTGAATTGAGCCAAGCCAAGGCAAGAGAGCCAAGGCAAATTTAAACTGTAGAGTCTATAAAATAAGCTACAAATGAAAAGAATACTAACCAGATACCTACATAGAATCTGCGAGATGGTTCTGTGAATGTTTTAAACATCAATCTTCTGAATTGTGCATTTGATAAAGTATCTTTGCGAGTAATGACATCAGACATATCATTAATTAAATCAATGGCAGTTTGTAAAGTATTCTTATATATTTCACGGATACTTAAAGATAATATAGGGGTATCTGAAATTTTATCAGGATTTTGTAATAATGGATATTGAAGTAAAAATGCATTAATTTTTTTAATGATTCCATCTAGTTTATTTGGATCATCTGCAATTTCAAGTTGTCCTTCTTTAGATGTTAAATATTTATATACAGCATCATAATCTGGATAAATATTAAGTAATTTATCTAATTTATTAACGATCATTTGTTTTTTAGCTTCAAGGTCTTCTGATTTGAAAGGAGTAATGACAGATAAATTAGGATTTTGTGCAGCTAATTTGCCAATTGCAGTTTGTGTTTTTACAATATCAACTGTATTGTTAATTTTTAAATCAGATTGAAGTTTTTTATTAACAGCATTAAATTTTTTATAAAATATATCAAGGGTTGCTTGAGGTTTTTTGGTAGCATTTACATTAAAATTTTGAAGAGCATCATTATATTCTGCAAAAGCAGCAGCATAATCAGTATTATCATTTAATATATCAGCAACAATATCATAAGTATTTGTAAGATCATTGACAGGATATTTGTCAGGTGTAATAGAATCTCTTGAAGTTAAGTCAGCAGGAGTTGAAACTTTGGATGGAGTAGGAGCATTTGGATCAATACAAATATAGGATCCATTTTTATATGTAAGTACTAATCCAGGATCGCATTGTGAATTTATTTGAGAACCTGAACTAGATCCTTGAGCTTGTCGAGAACCAGAAGCTGCTGTTGAACCATTAGCTTGTTGAGAAGTAGAACTTGATGCAAACCCTTGAGCTGGTTGGAAACTTGATGCAGACCCTTGAGCTGGTTGGAAACCTGATGCAGACCCTTGAGCTGGTTGGGAATCTGATCCACTTGCAAATCCTTCATTGGTTTTATTAATAAAATATATAATTATAAATATAACAAAAAGTAAAGATAATAATATAAGATATATCATCTTAATCTATTTTAATCCTCTATATAAAATCCATCATATCAACAGTACCTAGCATCATTCTTCTACAACAATATCTATTAAGTTCTAATTTATCAAGTATTGATCCAGTCATTATTTCATCAAAATGTTTATAAGATGGTGCTCCTCCAGCTTTTTCTTTACCTTTAAGTGATGGTTCTTTTTTACTTGGTCCAGCTTCATGTTCTTTTTTACTTGGTCCAGCTTCAGTTTCTCTTATTTTGCTTGGTCCAGCTTTAGCTTCATCATTTTTTGAATTTTTTAATTTTGCAACTTCATTAATATAAAATTCATACTTATCAGCAAGTACTTTTCCACAAGTAAAACATCTAATAGGAATAATCATTTTATATATATAATTTTAATAATTTTATATCATTTTTTAGACAGGGGTTTCAGATAACAACGGGTAATTACTATATTTTGATGGTTTTTTAATTAATTCTGCAAGATCATCTTGTGTTTTTCCAGATATATCAATTAACATATTAATGTTTTCACATCTATTATTTAATAAAGCTTTATTACTTTTTGCGTACATTATAGCTAATAAAAGTCTATTTTTAGCTTCATCTAATTTACCAATTTTCAATAATATTTTTGAAAAGAGCAGTTCAATATCCGAATTTTTTATTTGATCAACAGTTTTATGGATTTTATAAATAGTATCAATATCTTTTCTAATTTCATTTTCATCTTTTAATAAATAAGAATGCAGGTTCATATATTCCATATTATAAATTAAATGATTTGTTTCATGAATAGTAGATGGAAAAGCTCCTATTTTACTACCATCAATAGTAATTCTTTTACTTGAAAAAAATACGTTAAATCCGTAATTATTGATTAAAAATTGTGAAAGCTGAACACGCATAATATATATATAATTATCAAATGAATCATAAAGACGTCTAGCGCATCTTTGTGTAATAAAATAAGATTCTTTAGATGGTATTATATTGATTATATTAATATTGATTAATTCAAGATCATTTGTTTCTTTGTAAGGGATGCTTGAAAAAATCATATCCCATTTATTTGTTAAAGTTGTTAATGTATTTAATAATTTAGAGAAATTATCACAAGCATCTTGTGGTAAATAAACATCATCTTCTATAACATAATGGAATGCATTATCTGAATCATCAATAATTGTATTATAAATACGTTTCCAAGTTTCTTTATGTTTTTCAAAATTGCTGATCATTTGGATATTAAATGGTTTTTTATAATTTGTAAAAATTTCACTATGAGTATTATCTTGTTTTACTTTTTTCTGCAATTCTTCAATAGTTGGTTGTAAATCATCAGGATCTGGTTTCAATATCATAATAATTTTAACAATAAAGTTATTATTTATAGCAGTTTTACGTAATTTTTCAATAACATCTTGAGAACTTAAAGCACGAATATTAAATTGTTGAGAATGAATACAGTATATATATAATATATTTACCATTTTTAAGATTATAAAATAAAAGCATTCAAACCTTAAATAAAAAATGAATTAAAGATTTATAGATTAATAATAAGAGATATGGAATTCTGTGAGATATGTGATAATCTTCTTTATCTAAGAGCAGAAACGGATAATTCACTTACTAAACATTGTAAACATTGTTCATTTTCAAAAACACTAGAAGCAAATAGTGGAGCAGTAAAGATAAGTACAAGTTTATATTCTGAAGATGATCTGCTTTATTTACAATATCAGAACAGATATTTAAGATGTGATCCAACATTACCAAGAGTTAATGATAAAGATATTAAATGTCCAAATGGAGATTGTAAAGAATCTAAAGATAATCCACAAGTTTTATATGTAAAATATCATCCAATTAATATGAAATATTTGTATTGTTGTGATTATTGTGGAACAACATGGACACAATCAAATAGCAAATAATTTTAAATTAAATATTAGATAAAAATAGATAATGATAGGAGGCAGAATAAATAATTTTTCTATTGCAAGTATTTTGTTATTAGTATCATTAGTTATGTATTTAATATTTAGAAATACACCAATTGTTGATAATTTTTTTGTACTTGCAGGAAATAATAATATTAATTTTTCAGATATACAAAATGCAGCAAATGCAGCTGCAGCAGGAGTACCATCAGCAGCATCATCATCAAGAACACGAGCTATGAATGGATCAAGTATTAGTCAAGGAAGATCATTACAAAAAGGTTTATAAAAAATGATGTAAAGAATATAGTATATATTAATAATAAACATGTCATCAATTATCAATCCAGAAATAGAAACTTATCAAAAAATAAAAGAGCATGATACTTCTAAATATATTTCATTGCCAATTATGAATAAATATGAATTTGATACTTTAATTGGATTACGTACAATGCATTTATCAAGAGGAGCTACAGTATTTGTAGAGATTGAAGATAATTACAAAATTGAGAAAAATATGGATTTACGACAAATAGCAATTAGAGAATTAAAAGAAAACAGATTACCATATATTATTGTTCGCACAATGCCAAATGGCAAAAAAGAATATTGGCCAGTTGCCAAACTTAATTTAGTAACTGTTAAACATATGATGGCTTAAATTAGCAATAAGCTTATTGGCGCCATCTATGGCCACAAGATAAACAAGTATAGAAATGTGTAGTAGGTTCATCAGCAGAACGTGTTTGCATTTCAAAGTATTTAATTTTGTTATTTTTACATTTACCGCATTTAACAAGATCTGTCATAGCAAATTCAGATACTTCATATGCTGTTTTAAATTTCATTTGTTCTTCAGTAATTATATCATTCCATTTATCAGGAAAAATATTATTTTTTGACATAAATGGTAGTTCATGTGGTAAGAATTCTTTATTATTAAGTCGTTCAATCAAAGTTTCATTATTAATATAACTTTTTGGATTTATATTTGCATAAATTGATCTAGCTTTTGCAAGATAAATTTCAACAAAATTGTCGCAGCTCCATGTTAAAGGAATCTTATTATCACTTGCAAAATCAATACAATAATTATAAATACCTATTTCTAAATCTTGCGCATTTATTGAAGTTAAACCAACAGATTCAAATAAATTACGTACAGCTGGTCTAGGTGAAGCCATTTAATTAGATTTAATAAAACTTAATTCTTTATTTAGATTTAGTTTTATTTCATTTTTTAGCAGGTTTTGAGCCAGAGCCAGAAGCTTCTTTCTCCTTTTCTACTGGAGGATGCAGCTTTTTCCATTCAGCAATTGCTGCAATCATTAGATCTTTTCCTTTCAATTCTGTTCCTGCTTCTTTAATCTCTGCCATCTTGTTTTTCAGAAAAATATTATATTCAGTTGGCTCACGGGTCTTCTTAGGCTTATCATTATTTGAATCTTTTCCTTTTGATTTCTTTGCGACAGCATCTTCAGCTTTGGCAGTTTCAATATATTGAGTAATAATTTCTTCAAGATTAGAAGTATTTGTCAAATTTTTAGCAAGATATTCAGACAATTCTTTGATTGTTGTGTTTTTAACAGAAATAACCAATTCATCAATAGCTTTGTTGACTTTTGTTAGATTCGCCATTTTTTCTCTAATTTTGTTATTAAATAATACTTCTGCGAAATTTCATTTTTTATAAAAAATGATATAAACTACAAAATTTTATAATATAAAAGCTGAATGGATTCTTCATTTGATTTTTCAAATTATATAACTGATGATACAAACTCCGTATGTATTTATTTATATGATAAGAATGATCCATATATAATAGGAATACAGACACCGTCTGAATCAATATTATCTCAATTACATTCTTTATTTGGAGAAGGAAATATAATAGAAACAACTGAATATAATCAAAAAGATATGATATATACTTATGATCACGCAAGTGATGGACAAAAAATAATTAGAAAAATATTGAAATCACACAATGAAGATATTGGTATTTACTGTTTTGATGAAGAACAATTACCTGCTCATAGATTTCCTTGTTTAGATAATATTACTTATAAATCAAATATTAAAAAACATTCATTTCGTATTAACAATCGTATGTATTTGAATTATGAAGAAGAAACTGATAATGACAGTTCAGCAATTTACAAATATATTTATATTCATTATAAACATTCAGAAACAATGGATCTCAAAAAAATGAATACAGACTATGAAAGAATCAATAGAATGCTTAAAAGATTACAATTATCATTTTAATGTGTAAATGTAGCTATTTTTTTATCAATTAATTCAATAAATTTTTTGGTTTTTTTATTATTATATTCTTCATTTTGACGAGTTATAAATTCATCTTCATCTAATGATTGTGCAGCAAATTCATCATCATTATTTGATATATAATGATATTTTCTAATATAATATTTTAAATTTGTTAATTGTTCTAATGTTAATTGGTTTAATCTTATTATAAAATCTGGTTCTGAATTTTCCATTAAATTATTAAGATCATTTATGAAAGCATCAAACATTTCATAATGAGCTTTTGATGTTATTTTAAGTTCATCTAAATCACTAGGTGAAATAAGTAAAATTATTTTAAAATATAATTCAGTTGGTATTTCATGAAATTGTGGTGCACCTCCATGATGAGCTGTTTGTATTGCTTCTTTTCTAGCAATTTCAGAATTTATAATTGTAGCTATATGATCATATAATTTATTGCCAAGATCATTATATCTATTTTCTTCTTTTGTTCCTTGATGTTCTGAATTTACACCCAGTCCATGGGCAGATCTTAATATTATTTTATTAATAATACGTAAATCATCAATTGATAAATCTTTTAATATATAAAAATCATTAAAAGATAATTTATGAATTGTTTGTTGAGTTAAATTTTTATCAGAATCAATTAAATTATCAACAAATTTATCAATTTTATTTAATATAGCATCTTTCAAATATTTATTTGATAAATCAATTGTATGTTTTGTTGTTTTTGAAGATACTCTTAAACTTTTACGGCTTTCTTCATCTAAGTTTTTAGTAATATGCAAAAGAACTTCTAAAGGAAGTTTTTCAAATTGAATTGTACTCATTATTTTATAAAACTATATTAATAATAAAACTCAAATTTTATTTATCATCATTAAGTTTTAATGCTAGATAATGGCAACCATTTATTTGTTTTTTCATTCCACTCACATATGAAAGGAAAAAACATAACAACAGTTGCATTTTTAAAGACTTCTCTTAGCATTTTGCTGATTGTTAAGTTTGGAACAGCAGCGATACTTAATTTATTTCCTTGAATTGCATCAAATACATCATAAACGTCTGGGAATTCTGTTTTGCGTAACCAGCAAGTTTTTGAAGTATTTGAAGTTTTTGAAGTATTTGAAGTATTTGTTTCTTTTGATGGAATTGATATAGATTTTTGTAATTGTATTTTATTTGGACTTGTTGGACTTGTTGGACTTGTTGGATTTTGTAAAGTTTCTTGGAAATCAGGGACATCTTTGACTTTTCTTATGACTGATTTGATAACAGTTTCATCAAAATGAAGAAGTTTTGGTTTATATTTAAAATTAAATGGTGAATAATATATACCACGAGATGTATAAGGAATCACTTTACTAAATTCAATAAGTGCATTACTACCTTCTTGAGTAGCCATTGCATATTTCTTTAAAACAAATTTGCATACGTCCATTGGATCATCTGAAGTATAATATTTATCAAAAAGTTCAATAATCATTTCAAGACGATTTGGAAGAATTTTATTAATCAATAAAGATCCTTTATAAACATACATATCATTTATTAGATATGTCCATTTTTGATTATTATCTTTTATCATTTCACCATCAAGAAGAGTGTCATTAAAAAGGGATTCATGAAATCTACCACGCCCTAGAATTATGCGTGGTTTTTGATATCCTGGATGAATTTTTTTATCAATATAATAAATTATTTGAATACCTTCATAAATAGTAAAGAACATGTAATAAGGATTTCCATTTGATCTGAGACAGGCAAGATGAGGTGATCTTCTAACATGTTCAGTACCTTTTTCATCTATATGATACCAATGTTTTTCTAAAATTTTAATGTTATATTTTGATTGAAGATAATTTAATATATCATCTTTTGTATCTAAAGATTTTATATTGAAACATATACGATCGCAAAAAGAAATAACTCCTGTCTGCATATTTTATGCTATTAAATATAATACTTAGTCTAAGTTTAAATCATTTTTTGTAATTCTAAAGGAATGAAGTTGCACGAAGTCTTGTATCTTTAGCTTTATTAATACCACACATTGGCATATTAGCTATTGGTAAATCAGTTGAAGGTGCTTTAGTATATGGGCAATCTCCAATCTTTTTTAATGGATAGTCTTCTGGAACATCTCTTGCAGTAATATAATATGAATCTAACATTATATTAGCACTTAAAGGATCCATTTGGTTTAATAAACCATTGCTTTCATCTTTTGGTGATTGAGTATTAGTTTTTTCATAAATGGATACTTGTTGTGGTTTGTTTTTTTGCATAATTGCAATAGGTGATCTTTGTTCCATTGGCATTGTATTTACACTATTAGATGATGGGCCCATTTTTGTAATTGGTATAGCATTTACAGTTTCATTTGATTTGGTTAATCTAGGGAATATTATAATTACAAATATTAATATACAAGCAAAAATTAATAACAAGACTACTTCGTCCATATCTAATACTTTTACACATAATTATTAATCATTTCTAGAATTTCTCTTTGTTCAGGAACTCCTTTTATTATTTTTTTAACAATTGACGATTTTACAAATACCAGAGTTGGAACAGATACTATATCAAATTTATTAGTAATATCAGTAAATTCATCAATATTTATTTTAACGACATTCACACTTTCAGAATCTGGTAAAGATTTTAATAATTTTGCAAGTTGCTTACATGGTCCGCACCACGATGCTGTAAAGTCTAATATAATCAAACGAGATTTGGATAATTCTAGTATTCCTAAGAAATCATCTGAATTTTTCAATGCATAAGTAATCATTTGTTCTAATTATTATTAAGTTATCTTTAAGTCTGATATAATTGCTAATAAGTTATTTTTAAGTTGATTTAAATTCAGCTGGAGATGACATAGTTATATCATCAACAAATCCTGGATATTTACCATCCATTCCTTGTGCGCTATAAACTCCTTGATTATACATTCCATTAATTCCTACATATTGTGGTGATTTTGCATCAATTACGTTATTTTGAGCATCTTCTAAATTCTTTGGAGTAATGTAATTATTACCAACTAATGAATCATTTGGATAATTGATATTATTATTTGCATTTGGATTTAAATCAGCCATTAATAAATTTTTAATATCAACAAGTGAATCTAATTTAATATTATACATCTTGGCATATACACGTAAATAGACTAATAATAATGTTAAACCAAATATTAAACCAGTTATACTATCAACAAACATAATGATAGCAACTATTGCTATTCCAAAGACTATTTGGACTTCTGGCTTGACAACATCTTTTAAATCAGAAGTATCTACAAGTAAAGAAACTAATAATACAGCAATTGCTAAAATACGAAGTGGAAGCATATCTATAAAAAATGAATATTTTTTGTAAGACAAAAGTTAATAATGTTTCTCTCAAGAAAAGGATATGGGATATTAAAAGAAGATAATGATGAGATTGTTGAATATTTTAGAAAATTACTTACAGTAAAAGCGAATATTAATCCTGAGAATCCTGGTGGTGATTTAATTAAAGAATTTCCAGTATATAAAGAAAATAGTAAAAAAATATATATACCAAAATATTTGGGATTAAAAACATATGGTGTTCCTCCTGTTGAAAATATTGATTTATCTGATGGTTTAACATGTGAAAATTTAATATTCAAGGGATCTTTACGTCCAGCACAAGAAGAACCTGTCAGCGAATTCTTAAAAGCAGCAAAAGATCCTGTACGTCAAGGTGGAATCATTTCACTTCAATGTGGTGGTGGAAAAACATTATGCGCATTATATATTGCATGTCAAATTAAAAAGAAAACTATGGTTATCTGTCATAAAGGATTCTTAATTGATCAATGGAAAGAAAGAATTTCTGAATTTATTCCAACCGCGCGTATAGGACTCTTAAAGGCCCAAATAGTTGATGTGGAAGACAATGATATTGTAATCGCGAGTCTTCAAAGTTTGGCTATGAAAGAATATGATTCAAAATTGTTTGAAAATTTTGGAATGGCCATTTTTGACGAAGTGCATCATTTAGGAGCGGAAGTTTTTTCACGAGCACTTGTTAAATGTAGTTTTAGAGTAATGCTTGGTTTATCAGCAACTCTTAATAGAAAAGATGGGTTACGTAAAGTTTTTGAATGGTATATTGGTCCTCCAGTAAATCAAATACAGAAACGTTCAGATAAAAACATGATTGTTAAAATGATAAATTTTTATGAATCACATGAATCTTATGGCAGAGAATTAGTAATGTGGAATGGTAAAAGAAATATTCCACGAATGATTAATGCAGTATGTGAATATGATTATCGTACTAAATTGATTATTACTGAATTAAAACAAGTATTGGATAAAGAACCAGATCGTCATACAATTATTATTAGTGATCGACGAAATCATTTGAAAACTATTGAAAAAGAATTGAAATTGATAATGCCAAATAAAACAGTAGGTTATTATGTTGGTGGAATGTCTCAAAAAGATTTGAAAGAAAGTGAATCTAAAAATATATTACTTGGAACTTATACAATGGTTTCAGAAGGTTTTGATGTACCAACACTAAATACATTAGTATTAGCATCACCTATTTCATCTGTTGAACAATCTATTGGAAGAGTTCAAAGACAAAAAGAAGCTGATAGAAAATATACACCATATGTGATAGATTTATGGGATAATTATAGTTTATTTAAAAACCAGGGATTTAAAAGACACGCATTTTATAAAAAGAATGGTTATGATGTGCAAGTTAAGAATATAGGAACTCCAATAATACAATTTGAAGAAACTAAAAAAGATAAAAATAATGGCAATCAACCAGCTAAAAAAGTAGCTATACTTGTAGATTCTGATGGAGAAACTAATTAATGTTAATAATTATTTAATTTTATAATATATCCATATAATAATGAATAACCTAGCTGTTGCAATTGTTATTATAGTAATACTTGCTGCTATTTCTGGATGGATATATTGGAATAATAATAGAGAATATGTAATTCATCTTCAAAAAATAAAAATAACAGATCCAAATGATGACGACGATGATGATCCATCTTCAAAAGATAAAAATACAAAATGCATACCAAAAAGTCAATATATTCAAGTTGGAATATTAAGAAATTTAGATTTAGATACTGAAAAATTGGTATTACCATTATATGCAAAAAAACGCAATGATCGTCAAAGATGGCAATATTATGCAGTATATGGTAAATATTATTTACCAGTTACTTTTAATAATCGTGATTGCCAACATTTAATAGGTTGTGAATTTATCAAAACAGGTGATGAAGTAATAGTACCAGAATATGCTAATAAAGTTTTTAAAGCTTTAATAAAAAAAGAATACAATTGCTAATGCAATAGATAAAGAATACAATTGCTAAAACAATAGATAAAGAATACAATCATCATTTAAATATTCAATTGAATAAAGAGAATATATATGAAAATTGCAACTAGTAAAGCACGAACAAATTTTTCATAAGGGGCTAATTTTTCTAAATATGGAATTTTACCATATACAAAGCCTAAATCATTTGGATAATAGATTACAAGTGCAACTGCACCTGCTGCTAATGCTCTTTTTAAAACAACTTGGTTAATATATTTTTCTTTTAATGATTCTATAAAAGAAGTTGCAGAAGAAGTAGGTGGTACTGGTAATATTGGTTGAGCTTGTTTTTGAAATTGTTGAGAAGGTTGTTGGTATGCTTGTTGTTGCATTTGCTGTTGTTGCAATTGTTGCTGCATTTGTTGTTGTTGCAATTGTTGTTGCATTTGTTGTTGCATTAATTGTTGTTGCATTTGTTGTTGAAGCAATTGTTGTTGTTGTTGAGGAGATGGTTGTGGTGGTTGTAAACTGTTCATCTCTTGTATTACTGAAGCTACATCTGGATCTTCATCCATTGATATAGATGCAGATGTAGGATTCATTTTTGGTATTTGTGAAACTGATGTTTGCATTAAATTCTAATAAGTGAGAGAGATAGAATAATAAGACTTGCTGACGCAAAGGCAAAGATTTATAATAATTATTTTATTCATTTTTAGCAGTTTGAATAGGTGTATCAATTGCACGACTACCTATTAATGGTAATTTTGCACTTTCATCTATCATTTTATCTCCAGATACTTGCACACTATTAACAACAGTATCATCACATTTTGTTATTTTTGAAACATATTTATAACAATCACCATCAACCATGAATATTTTTTCATTCATTTCTTCAGCTGGTGGAGAATGTATAACTACACATTTTCTATCTTTACATACTCTACGGAATAACAAAGCAACTGCTAATCCAATAACAGCTGAAAATAACATTGATCCTGCATTTGTATAAAATAATCTTTTAACTAAATTATTTAACCCACCTGAACTACCCATCATGCCGATCATTCTTACATATCACTATCATTATTTTAAATTAATGGTTGATCTATAATTTTTGATTTATCATCTGGACATTTAACTTTAATAGCATCATATTTATAACAAGTATCTGTATCTTTTTTATCTTGATAGATAACTTTATGAGAATTATAAGGATTTGGATATTTTACTATTATTTCTTTATGAGGGGTAAATAAATAAACATATAATAGTCCAGCACTAAATGCAATTATAAATGCAGGAAAACTAAATTTAACAGATTTAATGCCTTTTGTTGCCATTACTATTACAAAACATTTCTTATATTTCCGTATTTTGTATAAATATTAGAATACTGTATTGAATTATTTAATTCTTTCATTGATTTTATATGAAAATTTAATAATCTACGCAAAGACTCTTCATTATTATCCTCTTTGTATTGATCATATAATATTGTTCTTTCGTCTAAATAATTTTGATAAGATAATTCAGATTCTGTTCGTTTCATTTTAATATTTTCAGTGTAATCTTGATCTAATAACATTTCAAGTGTATCTTTTTCTTGTTCTTCCATTTTATATTCATTAAGTATTGCTTCTACTTTTTGTGTTGTTGTTTTTGAACTATTTGCTGCTGAATCACAAAGAGTCTTAATTAAATTATTCACTGCATTTTTGTTCATTATTTTTTGCTGACTGCTAATTTAATAATATAAATTTTTAATTATATATAAATCATCATATTATCCTCTTAATGGATGAATATTTGCATCATCTATATCAAACCATGGAGTTACTGTAGGATCTTCAAACATTCCTTTAAATTGACGGGTAACTGAATTTTCTGTACCTGCATTAATTTGCTCTTGATAAACTGATCTTGGAACATATTTTATTTGTACAGTTTGTTTTGGACATTCTTTTTCTTCTTTCTGTTTTGCATAATATCCTTGAAGTATCATAATCATACCTAAAAAAAGTAAAAAGACAGCAACCGCTTTCATTACTTTATAAAAAAGAGAAATATATGTACTTAATACACTAATATTTAATGTATTAATATTTGATATAGGTGTATTTAAGAAGATGTAGTAGCTTCAGAATCTTCAATTATAACAGAAGTAGTAGATTTATCTGCTTCTTCATTTTGAGCTTTTCTTCTTTCTGCTTCTTTTATACCATCATCAATCTTTTTCTGCTTACGTTCTTCAAAATCAATATCACGAATATCCATATTATTTTTGTATTTTTTCATTAATGTATTAAGTTCAGTTTCAGCATATTCTTGATCTTGTAAGTCTTCTGGATTTGGTGAGAATGGGCACCAGCAACCAACTTGACCTAAGAAGATATCAAATTTATCTCCACTGCGTTTTAAAACTTCAGCACGGATTTTTGCTTCTTCAGTAGTATCAAATACTCCACGAATCTTTACACCACGAATTGAGGTTTTATAATCATTCTTTAAATGAAATTCTTTATCCATTTTATCTAGATTTGCACTTTTGAAAAAACGATATTGATCCTGTAATTCCTTAGGATCCATAAAATATTTATTATTTTCTTCAATTTGATTCATTAATAGAGCATCATCTGGATATTTATTACGAAGACCATCTAAAAGTTCTTTCAAATTTGTACCTAATGATTCAATAAATTTACTATAGAAGAAAATTTCTTTATCATTTAAAATATCTTCAGGTGAAATAAATGACATAAGTGCATAATTTTGACCACGAATTGGTTTATCTTCGTCCAAATAATCTTTTTCTTTAACTGGAATGCGTGTAGAATCATTTGCAATTGATTCAGCCATTATTGATAATATACATAATTATTTATAATTTCTTAAATGCTTTTTTATTTTTTTCTCTATGATAAGAATAGAATGGCCGCTTTTGATATCCAAGAATTACTTACTCGTTTAGTTAAATATATCATTGAAGGTTTAGTTGTTGCACTTGTTGCCTGGTTATTACCAAAACAACAATTATCTACTCATGAAGTATTATTACTCGCATTAGTAGCAGCATCTGTATTCTCTATCCTTGATGTACTTGCTCCATCCATTGGCAGCACTGTACGTGGTGGTGTAGGCTACGGTATTGGCTTCCAATTAGCTGGGTTCCCAGCTTAAGAAGCAGGTTACTGATGTTCCCAGCTTAAGAAGCAGGTTACTGATGTTCCCAGCTTAAATAACAAAATATTATACATTTTGTTATTTTTTTGTGTTTTTGTTTTTCTTAGGAAGTAGCATGTACTATTTCTAATACATCAATGACCAGGTTTTTACCCAGAAAGATGAAACAGCCAACATCGAAAGCTTTATTATACATTGGAGAGGTAATATTGAGTCCCTTAACTGTGTAAGATTTCGTTGAACCACTCTTCAGATGCATGAAATTATCTCTGATATAATCATTATAAACTGAGAGATAATGCATCATCTGAGGTTTTACGCGAATCTTTCCCTCACTGTCCATCATGATCTTATACATTGACTCTACGAATGAGTCCCTGTTGAAATTTGGGCGCACCACTCTCTGTGTTCCTTTGCACAAAGTTGGATAAGTTGCAGCATATTCCTCTGCAATCTCATATAGCATCTTTGTAAGACGCTGATCAGTTTGCAGATGAACATCACTGAGTGGGACAACCTTGTTAATCCTATGAAAATGTGTCATCAGATCTTGATCATCTTCCACAGTGGTGATAGTAATAAGAACCTGAGCATCTGGGTTTTGCTCAACATATTTTACAAGTGTTGCCTCGCGCCTGTGATTGCCATCATAAACTTCATAGAAACAGCGTCCATCAGCCCACTCAGACTTGATTTTGGCAGCAAGAATTTCACCATCAATCTTAACTGGCTGTTCCTTGCACATATAATCACTTATTTCAGATACACGAAGCTTGTCAACTGGACGATTCAGACGCCAAGAGATGAACTGCCCATTCTTAAAGGTGGAAATGGGCATCAGATAGGTAGAAGTTTTCTCGCTCTCAAAGACAGCCACAATCTCATCAGAATAGTTCTCCATTTTAGATGTTAATTTTAATAAAAAATAAAATATCAAATTTTTGATAATTGTTATAATTTTTTTACAAAAAATTCCAAAAATAATAAAAACAAAATTGTAGCTACAATTTTGAAAATCCTTAGATTTTTTTGGCTGATTTGATTGTCTTACTCGACAGTATCAGAAAGCTTACGCTTCTTGCTCAGCTCATTGTTGTTATGATCTACAACCTTTTGCTGGTGCTCAACAAGCTTCTGAATTTTCTTGAAGCGATCAAATGCTGTGTTATCCATATATTTGAGCACGATAAGCTTGATCTCAGCAGCCATGGGCTTATGCATATCCTGATTTATGTCATAACTGCGATTTTCAATGAAACTCACCAGACTCTTGATTTCAGATTCAGAAGCCTCTGCACCAAAGGCACCAGTAGCAAATCCAAATGAAGGAGTAGCAGTAGCAGTAGCAGTAGTAGACAGGCCAAATGCAAATCCTCCAGCAAATGGTTGCGAAGCTGCAGGAGGAGCAGCAGGAGGAGCAGGAGGAGCAGGAGGAGCACGAGCAGAACGAGTAGAAGACATTCTGGTAGTTGGTTAATTGATTAGTTGGTTAAATCGATTTTAAAAATAAAAGTCGAATTTTTGATTTTTGCTGTCAAATTTTTAACAAATTTTTCCAACCATAATAGATACCTTTGTCTTATCGATACAGTAGGCTGATTCGGGTTCAATATAGATAAATATGTTTTTTGATAATGGCATTTTCATAAGTATTTTATCAATCTTATATTTTTCTATTTTTTCTTGTAAATAAATGCTTGATTTTTGTGAGATTTTTTCATCCAATAATTTTAATGTATAATTTTGCCAAAAAATATATTTTGATGGTAATAAATTTGTAGCTACATTCCAAACATAATAATTTTGATCAATTATTTTTTCTGTTTCAGCTACTGAATTCTCTATTTGAATTTCAAGAAGTTCATGCATATCTTTAACAACTGTTGCTAATGATTCTAAACTTCTAAATATATTGGTATGCCATTCTAATAATATTGGACGAACTTTATCTCTTATTTGACCTCTCATACTCCACGATGGAGTGGAATTTGGAAGATATGGTATGCTGTTTTTATGTGCATAATCATAAATCTCAGATTTTGATATATCCAACATTGGTCTAATAAATTTAATAAAATCATTTATACTTACTTTCTCCATTCCAGTCAATAAATTATACTTTGATTGTTGTGCAATATTTGTCAAGATATTTTCATGAACATCATCATTATTATGACCAAGTACTACTAAAGGCATTTCAAATGAGACAAGTTTATAAGCATTTTTATAAGTATTAAATCGTACATCACGAGTATATGATTCATAAATATTTCTCATTTCATATTTCATACATAAAGGTCTATTGATTTCATCAATTTTTCTGATGGCAAGTTTAATATCTAAAAAAGCACACCAATAAGATATCATACGTTCTTCTTCTTCACATGTTTCACGATTTGCATAATTAATATGTACAGCAATTAATGTATATTTATATTTTTCTTGAAGTCTTTTTAATATTACACTTGAAATCATGGAATCAACGCCACCAGATAATGATATTATTATATCTTTTGGTTTCAAATCATTAAAAATTTCTATAAATTGCTTCATAATATTATCAGGATACATATAATTTAGAAGAGGACTTGAATAAGGTGCAAATTCTAGAATATTTATGAATTTTTGACTATTCCAAGAATCTGAATATCTTTTTATTGTTTTGAATTCAATAGATTCTTCAAATGGACATCTTTCATATGAAGCTTTTAGAAATTTCTTATAAATTTCTATATCAGATGTATTATTAGTTTGCTGAATTCTTTCCCAAGTTGATTTAATAACATCAAATATAATATATTGTTTTTTAGTATGTCTAAATGGCAACATACAGAAGCACCATTCTATTGCAGTTAATTCTGAAATATTAATCATACCTGCATATTTAAGTGCAAGTTTATCATATTCACTGCAATTTTTTTTAAGATTTCTAGTGACTTGATCATAAAGAATAATATTAGATATTAAATTTGCTTTTGTATTATCAGTGACTGCATATTCAATCATCCATCCATAAAAATGTTCAGCTAAATATTCATTATCTTCTTTATTTGCCGAAAACCATAATCGTGGATTGTTAATCCAGATTTCATATAATGATGACATATTATTACAAAAAAAAGAATATGAATAATTCAAATTTTATTGCTAGATAAATAACAAAAAGCATTGTTATTGCTTCTTGTTATTTTTTTATTTTATGTTTTTATTTAGGCTATCATGCTCATCCATTCAGTGGGATCCAGAATAAACTGGTACATCTTATGCTCATGAATCAGTTTGCAGAGAGCTGATTTGCTAAATTTGGCATTTGTAGCTATCTGATTGTCATATTCTGGCTTATATTTTGCTGCTATTCTCAAAATCGCATTCTTGAAATTATCAATAGACTTGTTCTTGTGCTTATTGATAAATGCGAGATCATTGAGAATTTTGGATTTCTTCATCATCTTGGTGTATTGACGGTGATTCATGTCAGAATCGCTTGTCAGTGCTGTCATGGCAGCTAGAAAATTGGCAACTGTATACTGCTTGTCAGTGTCATTCTGATCAAATGCGCGACGCTTATTCAGCTTATGAATACGATCAATAATTTGAGCATCAGATTCAACTAGAAAGACCCTGTAAATGATGGAGAATTTGAGAGCAGGACTCTCTTTCAGAATCATCTTGAGAGCCTCAGTGCGATGCTGGCCATCCAGAATGATTGCTTTAAACCCATTCATAATTTGAGTTTTATCCCCATCATTTTCAGCAATAACGATATCATTTGTATTGATAGCAATATCCATCATAATGATCTCTTGATTCATGATCATTGTTAGCATATCACTTTTCAAGTTATTGACCCATGACATATCAACCAGACGATTCATTGGATGGCGCTCGATACCTTTCAAGGTATTCTGATCACCATGAATGATGCATTGAGTTGAGAAAGATGCAATATTTGGACCATAATGCTTGGCGATCCATTCAATCTTTTGAGGCATAGTCATTGGCACTGGTGCAGCAGCCATTGGAATAGGCGGCTGATCAGCAGCAACAGGAGGCATCTGAAGAGCAGCAGGCAGAACCTGCGCAGCCTCATTCACTTCCTTAGTCAGGTCAATCATATTGAGCAGGGGAGCAGCCATTTTAGAAAGACGAATTTGAGTGTAATATGCTTTTTTATTAAGAATGAAATGACAAAAGTCGAATTTTTATTTTTTTTTGTCATTTTTTTTACATTTTTTTCCATCTCTAATTTTCAATAAATTCATAGAGTTTTTTGAAGAAGGTATAGAAATCAATTAAATTATTATCCAAAATTGCCTCAAAGAGGAGGTAGCCTTCAAATTCCTGATTCAAATATTGCATTATTGTACTGACGAGCTCAAACTTAGTCATTTCAGTATAGTTAGTTTCAGATTCTTTGATGAATATTTCGTATTTATCATAAATTAATTGATCAAACTGTTCCATAGTCAATAGAGGATCATTTGAATCTTTCTTGCAATAATTGATCTCACGAAAGATTTTGGCGTATTGGCAAGTAGACATTTTGATAATTAGTTGTTTAAAATAACATTAAAAAGAAATCATATTTTTATTTTTTGCTGATAAAATTTAAACAAATTTTATAGTTAATTTATATATGCTAATTTTGGTTTAATAATTGTAGATTTCATTTGTTCCATGATAGGTTTATTATAATTTAAAACTTTATCTGATTTTAATAAGTTATTTTCAATTTCTACACATGGTGGAGCTTTTTCTATAGTATTACAGATACCATAGTATTGACTTACTAAATTATTATATCTTTCTACTAAATTATTATAACCATAATCTTCTCTACTATTTCTTAAAGTTTTTCTTTGATTACCTAATTGACTACCAAATTTAGAATGAAATTCATCAACTTCTTTTAATAATTGTTGAGCCATATGTATTAAATGTGCAGTTGTTAATTGTCTATTTGTAGGAGATGTCATGCTACTATAAAATTTGATATATAAAAATATTAAATAATAAAAAAATGGGTATTGCAATAAGATTTAAAAATAAATGGGATATTATTATTGAAAAAATAATTGAATTGCTTGATCATATTGAAGATATGAAAAGATATAAACGCATGAGACTACTTCAATGTGGTGAAGAGTAATTTGTGTATTAAAATTTAAAATATTAATTTGTAGTTACATTTTTATAAAAAGAAATTCAAGATGATTTACGATATATATGACCATTTAATACTTTATTAGAACCTCCTCTTTTATTTTTTTGTATATTTTTTTGCTCCGCCAAGAAGCGGAGCAAAAATTTATAATCAGTATTTTCAATTAAATATTTATTAAGTATTTTTTTCGCAGTATCTTTTCTTGTAAACCCAAGTACTTTGGTTATATATTCTAAGTTTATTACATATTCTTTATTTTGATCAATTGTTTTCGTGATAAAATGCACGTAATATTTTATAAAAATAATATAGAACTTTTTGAAACTTAACATTAATAAATGAAATTTATTGATATTTTTAAATAAAGTTTATAGACTTGGCATAAAGGGCCAATTTAAATCTTCACAAATACACTTGAATATTTGGTCCTGAATAGCAAGTTTTTCTCGAGATTTTAGAAGAGGGAAGAAACGTAAATGCTCATCTAATTTAAGAAGTTCAAAGAATTTGAATAAGACATAACTATAACTTAAAAAGTTCTTACGATCTTTGGGGCAATGTCTCAGGAAAGGACCTTGGATTTCTTTAAACATATTGCAAAGTTTTTCTTCTAATTCGGGGGTGAAGTGAGGAGTTGGCACTCCATTGATGCGGTTTATGATATAATTAATGTGTTCGTAATATTTGTTTATATGTAGCTTTTTAAGTATTTCGCGCATCTTTTGGTAACTGATTTTTTTGATATCACGAATCTTTTCTTTTTTGATTTCTTCAAGTATATTTTTGAAGATACTTTCAGGTATATCAGTACTTTCTTTACCTTGTACTTGAGAACACCATTCTCTAAAGTGATTTATACGTTTATAACTTGCATGAGATGCTTCTTTATTTGGTTGTCGTAAAAGTGGTCTATTTTGTTCTACTAAAAGAATTTCTTGATATCCACAATCAGAACATACCATAATTCCCTCTTGTTGCAAACAAGTTAGCAATACATTGCATTTTGGACATGTCCCAGAATATTCAGATTTAATTGGAGATATATAATTAAGATCTATTTTTGCTAAATATTCATCAACTAAAACTGTTTTATCTTTTATAATTTCTTCTTGATTGATTTCTGGATTCTTAGTATCTTTATTGCCAATATTAAAAGCATCTAATATATTTTTTGAAAATACAGGTAACACTTTTTTTCTTGATTTATGTATTCGATGTGTTGTTGGAATTGTTATTTGTTGATTAGTATTTGAACTATTACTTTCTTGTTTATCAATGATATCATAATATTTAAAAAGGATATAACCAGTATCTTCATAGTAATTAATTTCATCACTTTGAGATTTTAAAGAATCTAGAGTTTTAACTAATTTACGTCTCGATTCATGAAGTTTTATATTTTCAGCCCATATCTCATTGTAGCTATCAGATTCAATATTATTTTCCATTTTACATTGCTTAATTTGTAGCTCTATTCTAGATATTTCTTCATTTATATTTGCTAATTCTTTTTGAATTGATGATATACTTTGATGATTTGATTGAAGATTTTGAATCATTTGATTGTGTCTTGCATCTAATGTAGATGTTTCCTTAGCTGAATCAATAATATGTATTCTTTTTTTTGAACTCTTTTCTTTAAACATTGTATAATAGATATGTAAATTTCTTATATCTATTATTTAAAAATTAAATTATCTTAATTATATATATATATACAGAAACATGGGTGGCGGAGGTTTATTACAATTAGTTGCTTATGGCGCTCAAGATATATACTTAACTGGTAATCCACAAATTACTTTCTTCAAAGTAGTTTACCGTCGCCACACTAACTTTGCCATTGAATCTATTCAAAATACTTTTCAAGGTAATTCTTCATTTGGTAACCGTGTAGTATGTCAAATAGCTCGTAACGGTGATTTAATATGGAAAACATATTTACAAATTGATTTACCCGCACTCTCAACTTTTTCTCAATATGTAGCTTATGCAGGTCTTAGAATATTAAAAGACGTAGAAGTAGAAATTGGTGGCCAACGTATTGATAAACATTATTCTCATTGGATGTATATTTGGAATGAACTTAGTCTTCCAATTGGCAAACGTTATGGTTACCAACTCTTAACTGGTGATAATCTTCCAGCTGGATCTCGAACTTATACTGTAGTTGTACCATTAGAATTCTGGTTTTGCCGTAATGTAGGTCTTGCTCTTCCATTAATTGCTCTTCAATATCATGAAGTTAAAATTAATATTAATTACGAAACATCAGATAAAATGTTGACATGTGGATCTTTCACATCAGGAGCAGATCTTGCAAATGCTATATTATGGGTAGATTACATCTACCTTGACACTGATGAACGCAGACGTTATGCTCAATTATCCCATGAATATCTCATTGAACAACTTCAATTCACTGGTGATGAATCAATTAACTCAGCACAAAATAATATAAAATTAAATTTTAATCATCCATGCAAAGAACTTATATGGGTTGTACAACCAACCCAAAATAAATATTATGATTGGACCAATTATTCAGCATTTTCTTCATCAAATTATACTGTTAACTATTCAACAACTTCAAATCCTTTTCTTTTAACACTTCAATCTAGTTTAGCAGCAGCTAAAACATATTTAGGAACACATTCTATTAATTATTTAATACAAGGCTTTACATATATTGGTCCAACAAACTCCAACTTTTATGGAGGTTCTAATTATTCATCAAATTTATTCAATGGTTATACAGAAGAAATCCTTGAAAGTTTAAATCCATATGTAGGTGCAACAACACTTGGATTCAGTAATTTAGTAGATAATGCTAAAATTATGTTAAATGGACAAGATCGTTTCTATGTTCGCGCTGGTCAATATTTCAATGTAGTACAACAATACCAACATCATACAAATATATCTCATAATCCAGGTATAAATGTATATTCATTTGCATTAAAACCAGAAGATCATCAACCATCAGGTACTCTCAATTTATCTCGTATTGATACAGCAGTATTAGCATTAACAACTTCATATGTTAATGCTGGTAATCCAGCAAATGTTAAAATCTATGCTGTTAATTACAATGTACTCAGAATTATGAGTGGAATGGGTGGATTAGCTTATAGCAATTAGTTAAATCAATTATTTTTTAATTTTTTAATTTTTTTATGGGTTTATAAATGATATAATTCCTGCGTTTTTAATTTTGAAATGAAAAATTTTTTTCTCCTATTAAGGTATCTAGACTATAATGGGTGGTGGAGGTTTATTACAATTAGTTGCTTATGGCGCCCAAGATATTTACTTAACTGGTAACCCACAAATTACTTTCTTCAAAGTAGTTTACCGTCGCCACACCAACTTTGCCATTGAATCTATTCAAAATACTTTCCAAGGCACTGCTGGTTTCCAAAAACGCTCAGTATGCCAAATATCTCGCAATGGTGATTTAATCTGGAAAATATATTTACAAATTGATTTACCAGCACTTGCTGTAAATGCTAAATATGTATCTTACCCAGGTCTTCGCCTTTTACAAGATGTAGAAGTAGAAATTGGTGGCCAACGTATTGATAAACACTATGCATACTGGATGTATATCTGGAACGAACTTTCTCTTCCAATTGGCAAACGTTATGGTTACCAACTCTTAACTGGTGACCAACTTCCAGGCGGTTCTCCAGCTTACACCGTATATGTTCCATTAGAATTCTGGTTCTGCCGCAATGTAGGTCTTGCTCTTCCATTAATTGCTCTTCAATACCATGAAGTCAAGATTAACATTGACTTTGAAGCAGTTACCAATATGATAGTAGCAGGTACTGCACCAACAACTGATCTTGCAAATGGTTCATTATGGGTAGATTACATCTTCCTTGATACCGATGAACGCAGACGTTATGCTCAATTATCTCATGAATATTTAATTGAACAACTCCAATTCACTGGTGATGAATCAATTACTAGCTCTACCGCCAATATTCGCCTTAACTTCAACCACCCATGCAAAGAACTCATATGGGCAATACAAGTTAACTCTGCAGTTGGTGCCAATACCTCCAATGACTGGACTAACTTCTCTGGTCTTAACTCCAACTTAAATGAAACTGGTATGGAAGCTTTTGCCAAATCTGCACCAAATAATTTATTATCATTAAATGGTTTCTCTAACCCAGTTGCCACTGCTCAAATCAAACTTAATGGCCAAGATCGCTTCTATGTACGCAATGGCGAATATTTCAGCCAAGTTCAACAATACCAACACCACGAAAATGTTTCATACAACCCAGGTATCAATGTTTACTCCTTCGCCCTTAAACCAGAAGAACATCAACCATCTGGTACCCTCAATTTATCTCGCATTGATACTGCCGTTCTCAATTTAACCACTATCATTCCAGGTAGTGCAGCTGCAGTTGTCAAGATCTATGCTGTCAACTACAACGTACTCAGAATTATGTCTGGTATGGGCGGTCTTGCATACAGTAATTAAATATCATATCATTTTTGGTATGTTTTTATAAAAATCAATAAAAAAATAAAATTATTTTTTTCAGTTATTTAATTAAATATAATAATTATAACCTTCTATTGGAATCGCCATACATAATACATCATGTATAGCATATCCAGCATCATATAATTTATCTTTATACAATTGAATCTCTTTTATTGATACATATTGTTTTCTAGATAATATCTGAATTAATGAATTATTATTACCAGAATCAACAATTGCATATGATTTATAATCAGTATCAAGAATTATATAATCTATTTCTGGTAAGCCAACTATATAAGCTTTACATTTATTGTTATTACATATTAATTTTTGATCTATTTTAATTTTTTTTGAATTAAAATTGCATTCAGTTATTGAATATAATTCATCAACCTTTTCATTATATAGAAAAGTAACCATACAATTTTTATTCATTGGCATATATTTCTTATAACTAGCGACTTCATACCAAACCCCAGTAAATTCATATTTATTTAATGGGAAGGTCATTTTATACTTAAAAAATAAAAACATTTATATAATAATACCATACAATGAAATATAAAAAGTTCTTGGATGATAAATTATCAATATATCCAATTGAGGTGAGAAAGTATTGTATTCCATATAAATATTGGAAGACAAAGATAAATAATCATCCTGCATTTGTAAAAGTATTTTGGAAAGCATTATTACATAGACAATGTAAGCGATTAGATAGATTTTTATCATCATCTAACTATGATAATTGTTTAACAAATATTAATAATCATAATATTAATAACATTATACATGAGACTTTATGTATAATTAATATTGATACATTATATAAAATATGTAAAAAAATAGAGAAAAGAATACATGTACCAGCATTGGATTACTTCTTTAAGGATTTATGCAAAAAGAATGCATATAAGTTCTTAGAAGCATCAAATGAAACATTAATTTATAATCATTAATTAGATAATATGCCACATAAAAAAGGTGGGGATAATAACGAAGAAAAAATTTTAAATGATCTTTCTACAGAAACTAATAGATATGCTAAAAAAATAACATATAATTTTGAAACAGCAGAAGAATATGAAGATAAATATGAAAAAATTGAAGAAGGATTTGGTGATGATATAATAGATGTTGCAGAAGATATAAGTAAAAATTTATCTAATTATGGAAAAAAAGGACAAATAACTGTAACATGCAAACATGTTAAATCAGAAGATAAGATATTTAATTATGTAGTATTTGATTTTAATAATATTAAAAATGATAATATTAGTATTGGTGATAAATCTAATAATTATGGGATTCAATTATATAAAGATGATAAAGAGATTGTAGCTTTTCAATATGCAAATCATGGAAAAATGAAACCACCTTATGAAAACTATTATTTAAATGTACGTTTTCCAACAGCGATTGATAAAAATCCATTTACAGTTGATAAATTAATAAGTATTTATATTAAATTTGATCAATCTGGTGGTCGTCATAAACCTGTAAAGATACCTTTTGGTGTTTTAAAACAAGGTGATTTAACAAATTTTGGTTATTCAACTGTAAAATCTTTATCAGCAGCAGAGCGTCATAGAGCTTTAGATAAAGCAATAAAAGATCATGGTGCATTAGATGTAATGCGTAAATTAAATTTGCTTATGGTATTAAATAAAAATACAAATGTAGCTACAAGTAAAATATTTGAACGTGATAGAAATTGGGTACAAAAAAATTATTTACATACTAAATAAATTATTTATTTTTATAGATTATTAATACAGACTGATATGAATCCTATGAGTCCAGTACGTCGTATTGATCAAACTGAAACACAATTAAATAATCATGATCAAACTTTATCAAATAATGAAAATGATAAAAACAATGCATCATTTTTAATTGATATAGAAAGTCTCAAAGAAAATTATGAGATAGATCCAATTATATTACATTTAAAAAAAGAATGAGACAATGTAATAAAAGACATGCAGCTTATTGGGATTATTATAATAAGATGCGTTTTATGAATAATATATTATCAATACCATTATTAATAATAACAAGTGCAACTGGAGTAACAGCAATAGCAGAAATAGGATATAATACAAAAATTGTTTTGCCAATAGTTTCAACGATATTTGGTGTATCAAGTGCAGTTCTTACAGCATTACAAAGATATTGTGCATATCCAGAAAGATCTGAGCATTCTAAATATATGGCAAAGAATTATGCACGTATTCAAAGAAGAATAGAAGATAATATTATTTATATTAAAAGTGGATCTTCAACAGTTGATGCAAAGACTTTTAAGAAAAACATAAATAGTATTATAGAAGAATTTGAGAAATTAGCAAATGAAACCGATGATTTACCGAATAGTTTAATAGAGAAATTTAATGAAGATGATGATAAAACTTATAAAGATCCAGAAACAATACCTGCACCACCATATAAAAGATTAAATAGAAGAGATTCTAATATACAAAAACAAACACGATATAGTAGAGAATTAGCAGAAACTTTGAAACGACAACATTCAGATTCATATATACCTTCACCAGTTGAATCAAATAAATATCGAACAAGACCACCAGAATCACCTTTACCATCAAAATCACCTTTACCATCAGAATCACCTTTACCACCAGAATCACCTTTACCATCAAAATCACCTTTACCAATTATTTCTGATTCTGATTATAATTCTAATAATTCGAGTGTACTTTTGCTAGGATATAAATAAAATTATGATATTTTCTAGATATAAGAAACTTATGAATGAAAGAGCTATGATAAAAACAGAATTTCTTCAAAATTTACCAAGAGAATGTATATTAAAGATTATTTCATATTTAGATATTGATAGTAGAAGAGCATTAAATATTTATACAAAAATAAAAATACCAGAAATGATATCAAATAATATAAGTAATATTATAAAAATACCATATACATATATACATAATGATAATACATATGCATCATATATAGTTTTAAATTCATTATATGTTATAATACATGAATATAATCAATATCTCAGTTTAATTGATTATTATATAGAATGTAATAGAATAACAAAATGTGTCTTTCAAAAAGACATTTATTATTTTGTTTTACCAGAAATATATAAATCAAAGTCTAAAACATGCACTAATTATTATTCCAAGATTGTGTGAATTAACCTGCATTGCGTTTCACTTTAATGACAGGTGCATTTTTATTTTTACGTTTATTGATAACCATAACATCATAATCTTCTTCATCATCAGGTTCATCTGCCATTCCAAAGGCACGACGTTCTTGATCTCGCTCTTGAATATCCCAGAGTTCACTTGAACAAACTCTGAAATTACAAGATACTTCTGCCTTGTACCAATATACTTGATTACTTAGTTGATTAGATTGAACTTTATTATCAACTAATAGACATTCATAATTTTCAGTGCATTGTGAAAACACTTGTCTGAAGATTTCAAAAGATGGGAACATACCAGCATATTGTTGATAAAGACGTTCTTGATTTTTAAGAATTGGATCACGAAGTATAAAAACATAGTCAATATTGCTGCGAAGAATAGGTGGAATTCCCATTGAGTACTGCATTGTAATGATAAAAGTTACATTGTAATGTCTACCATTCATAAATAGAGCACGTATATTTCTATCATTTGGCCAACTTTTATCATATAAACAATCATCTAAAACTAAAAAAGCTCTTGGATCAAGATCAGTTCTACCATATTTCTTAATTTCTGCTTCATATTGGTTTGTTATTTTTTCTTGTCTATCTAAAAACTTTTGAATAATAGCAGGATCAAATTCATCATAAATAAGCATTTTGGGGACAAACTTTTCAAAAAAGTGATTTGCTTTTTCAGTTGCTGATATTACAACACCAACAGGCCATCCAGTATTGTATCTAAATAAATCTTGACATAAGATACTTTTACCAGTATTTCTTTTACCAATAAATAGAATAGTTGAACCAGATTTGATATTTTTCATATCAAATTTATTAAGTTCTAATTTCATCCTCTTATCAAATAGAACATTTATTTTCTAGATATTTCACCGATTGACATACTATCAGGGGATAATCCAACTTCAATATTTTCACGAATTCTTTTAATAGTTTCAATTTCTGCATAATTTTGTTGTAATTTTTCAAGTGGAATTTGTTGCATTTCAGTTTCATCAAAATATGGTTTAACAGCTGATACATTGTCATTAATATTAGATGATACATTTGCAGGATTCTTTTTAAATCCACCAGTAATGTTGTAAGATAATGCTGATAATTTTGATAAATCAAATAATGAAGTAATATTAAATAAATAGACAAGTGCAATGAATACTATAAATAAAGCAATGAATAAACTAACTTTATTTAATATATCTTTCATTTTATTTGGTTTTTCAGAAATAGGTTCATTGTTTTTCTTTTTGAAATCAATAGATGATAATAATAAATAAGATATTAAAGTGCCAAAAATAACAGTTAATGGTTTAACTAAATTCATTCTAAAAACAATGAATGTTTAGTTTATAAATATAAAAACGCATTAGAAGAATGATCCTTCTGCGTAATTAATTTGTGGAATTTTTTTTGGTTTTGATGATATATTAATAGATGTTGGATTTTTAATTAAAATACTTTTAACACCATCAGTACGTGATTTTTCTTCAATTATTTTTGGAGAAACAATTGATATAAATTCTTCAGGTTCAGGTTCAGCTTCGCCTACAACTTGAGTTATAGCTACAACTTCAGGTTCAGCTACAACTTCAGGTACAACTTCAGGTTCAGCTACAACTTCAGTTTCAGCTACAACTTCAGGTTCAGCTACAACTTCAGGTATAATTAGAGATTCTGGTACAACTTCAGGTACAACTTCAGGTTCAGGTATAATTATAGATTCTTGTTCTTTTAATTCTAATTGTGGATCTGGTATATATTCAGGAATTATAATTGGATTTGGTTTTAATGTATCTAATCCAGTCTGAATATTTGATTCTTCTTCAGATTCTTCTTCAGATTCTTCAGATTTTTCTTCTAATTCTTCTTCAGATTCTTCTGATTCTTCAGATTCTTCAGATTCATCTTCAGATTTCTCAGATTCGTCAGATTCGTCAGATTCTTCAGATTCAGACTCATTTTCAATATTATTACCACCAGATCTTATTACATTTATGATTTGATCCATCGGAATAAATGATCTAATGCCATTAACAATTGATTTTTTAACTATTTCTTCAATTTGATTTATATTATATTGTCTTTCAATTGATTTTATATTATGATAGAATAAATAAGGTTGTTTTAAAAATTGTTTAGCAGCTAATAATATAACACGGTGAAAAAAAGACTCTGGATATACTCTTTTAAGTCTAATTTCATTATTAATATCATTTGATAAAGCTTGGATCTTTACATAAACTATAATAGTTTCTTTTATTAAATCATTAATGTAGCTACATTTTATTCTATTCATAAAATATTCATAAACATTCTCAACCTGTAGATTACTCCAATCAGGTATTTTTAAAAGATAATTTTGAAAATTAGAGAGCGTATTATTTTTATCATTATTAATTAAATTGTTATAAATATCAATAAAATATTTAACTAAAGGTTCAGTTATTAAATCTGATAAATGGGAAGTGAATTCATTCTTTTTTTCAATAAGTGCATCCATCTGTTTTTATTTCTTAGAAAATGTAGCTACAAATAACCGCATAAAAAATAATTTAAAAATTAAAACTTATATTCTTTTTTTACGACCACCACTGCTTAGAGTTGGGAATAATTTTTTAGCAGCAGATTGTAAAATAACTACTTGATTTTTTAATATTTTTAGATCATTTTTTCTATCTTCTTCTTGAGTTTCTGCTATTTTAGTATCTAATGCAGTTTCTAAATGCATTAATTCCATAAAATAAGCTGGAATTTTTGATACTGAATCTGTATCTTTAGCTGCTAAAGTCATCCATCCTAATTTTTCAAAAGCTGATTTATGCCATTCATGTAATCCATAATAAGTAACTGGGTGCATTTCTATTTATTTAATAGAAAAATTTATTTGAATTACAAAATATTTTAGAAGATATGATAAGTTTATTTGATTCAGCAATTTATTTATGCAAATTATCTTAAGATTTTTTATTATGAGTAATAATCACAGTAGCGGTTCTTTCAACCCCATCATTAATATTTGATAAAGCGGCATTTAATATTAGTTTTTGTTTTTCTAATTTTAGTTTTTCAATTATGATATTTAGATGTATGAAAAACTTTTTTTGTTGTTCAAAATTACTATTTGGAATAAATTGATCAATCTCATTGTATAATTCTAAATATGATACTCCATTTTGATTATTAAAATTAATCCATCTGGTGTATTCATTTTGATTAAATTTATATGAAGAACTAAAGTTACTATTTGCTTGATCAATTAATAAATGAACTCCACAATGTAATTTGCACCGCCAATAAAGATTAGAATCTTTCAAAAATTGGTTAATTTTTTTCATAATTCC